CTAAAAACTGCTCGCTTCTTTCCTCCTGCTCATAAGATAAAATATAAGAGCAAGTTTTCTTATCGGAAGGATAAGGAGATCATCTCTAAGTTTTATGATCGTATCATATGCCTTGCTGATTCTGATACTGATAAAATGATCCTTCTGCTCCTCGAGTGGATTGCGACTTATGGAGCTGATTGCGAGGCAGGAGAGAGCTCGGGGATGCCTTCCGACGCTCCTTATACCGAATCCGAGATCGATAAGAGCTCGGAGGAGTACGCTAAGGAGGAGAGCGAGGCTAAAGAGTCTGAGAGTGTCTCAGTCGATACCGACAAAAGCGACAAGCTCGGCTCAGTTAAGAAGGAGGATGAGAGAGCGGAAGGGCTCGAGGCTTTTAGCGTCTATAAGCATTTTAACCCCGATCGGAAGGTTTATGCTCATCGCTTATTCTCTCAACTTATCCCGATCATTAAGAAGGCTAGACTCTCTCCCGAGGAGATCGGAAGGAGAGGCAAGCTTTATGTAAAAAGAGCGATGCAGGGCTTAGCTGATTGCTTTCGCTCCTCCACTCCGATCGATGGCAAGCGAAAGGTTTATCTCCTGCTCGATATGTCGGGCTCGATGAAATATGATTACTCAGAAGGGCTCGGGCAAATTGCTTCCGCATTTGCTAAGCTCAGAGATTCGGGGCTTATCGATCTAAAGGCTTATCTTACTAAGGGCTCGAGGAGAGGTAAGGTGTCGATCGCTGATCTCTCTAATGCTTCTCCCGATACCTTTCTTAGACTCTCTCCCGATGGAGGAGCTGAGTTTATAAAGGATGCTCTCGATAAGACTAAGCTCGCTCTGATCGAGTCTGATTCGTGTTTCATTTTGACTGATGGAGATATTGTCGACGAACCAGTCGAGCCGAATTACTGGAGATCGCAGGGAGTCGATTTAGTCGGAGTTTGCGTCGCTCATAACGATACCGATGCTCGCTCTAAAAGATACCATATGGATAAGCATTTTAGTCGCTCTTTTATCTCGGATGCTCCGAGCCAATTAGCGAGAAGAATGCTAGATTATACAATTAATAGGAAGGCTCGAGTATGAGCGATGATGAGAAAAAAGAGAGGCTGAGAAAAATCAGATATTGGGAGGCTAAAATACGAGTTGCTAAGGCTCATATCGAGAGGCATAAGAAAGCCCTCGAAAAGCTCGGCTAAGCTTACCATATATAAACAAGCAGAGAGCTCTTAGAATGCGATTCTAAGGGCTCTCTTTATGTCCGAGGGTAAGGAGTCGAATAAGAGCTTAAAGGCTCTCAGAAGGGCTCAGAAGCTCGAAAGTTTGTGCATACACAGGGATATAATCTCGGAGGAGTCTTAACAGGGCTCTTAGAAGCTCGAGAAGGCTCTTAAATGCTCGAGCAGGGTAAGCAGTCGAGAAGGATAAGAGAGGGCTCAGAAGGCTTAAAACAGGGCTCTTTCCACTCCCTTAATATCGGAGGCTCAGTCGAGAGGATATGTCGAGCCCGCCTAAGAAAAAACGAGAGCCCGATAAGAGCTCGGCTGGTATAAATAGCACGATGCTATTTTATGCTATTTTGTACGTTGATTTGACTACCTAAAAACCAGGGGGGAGGGGGTCATTATTTTTTTTTATCTTTCTAATACCAATATATTAAGTCATCTCAAAAAAAATTTGCCCTCGATAGCGGGTCTAGACCCATATTCCCAAATGGGAACATACCAAAGTCTAATTTAGTTTATAATTTGACTTATATATTAAATGGTATAGGTGTTCCATTAATGGAAAATGGAGATAACACTACTCCAGAAAAGGATGCTCTGGTGTCTGAGATCAAGTCAGCTATACAAGACGTTGCTAATCAGAAAGAAGTGCAACAAATCAAGAGCCTAAGCAGGTATGACCCTGACAAGGTGGCTAGGATTCTATACCTATATAGCACGGGTGTATCCCAAACAGCTATGGTCAAGAAGCATAAGTTTGATCGAGAGACTGTTATTAACACCTTGGTAGACTATGCAGACCACAAGGGTAAGTTTAAGGAGCTAGGGGGCAAGCTATCTGGGCGTAACTACGTCAACCTTAGCTCTCTTACAGAGGATTTAGTAGAACGCCTAAGAGCCAGGCTAGAAAGTGGTGACATCGAAGCGTCATTTAAGGATCTCAAAGATCTATCTATAGCCCTAACAAATGCCCACAGAGAAGCGTCTACATCTCGTGGCGATGCTACAGTTATAACCGAAGAGCGTAAGGTTGCTACCATAGAAGACGTTAAAGAGTTACGAGAACAAGCTTTATTAAGAATAAAACAAGCAGAGATAATAGATGAGCAATAAATCACTAAAGTTTATAAAAAGTCAGTTGTCAGAGCATTTTGACAACTTTGTAGTAGTGGCAATCGACAGAGAGGGTAACTTAATATGGGACTATAACAACTGGATGGTTGCTGTTATGTTGATGGAAAGATCTAAAGATCTTTTAGAAGATGACGCAGACGGGCTAGAGCTCGACGACGAAGATGATGATGGTGGTTGGGAAGAGGACTCAATATTAAAAATATGAGCAAAGACATACTAGAAGAAGCCTTAGAGCTAACTAAAGGAGCAAGGAATGAAGACTACGGGGACTGTAAGGTAGAGTTCGACCGAGTAGCCTCTATGTGGTCAATCATATTTGAGAAAGAGATAACGCCCAATCAAGCAGCTTTAGCTATGATAGCACTTAAAATTACTAGGCAAATGAACACCAACAAGCGTGATAACTGGGTAGACATAGCTGGATACGCTAGAGTGGGTAACATTATAAATGATTGAATTTACACAGCATCCTCTTCTTCAGCCCCCAACTGATGAAGAGATTGTAAGGCTTACCTCTACTGATGAGGGTACAGAAGCTTTACTAGCGTGGCATAAGACTCACGAAGAAGCTATTGTAAATGCAATCAACGAACCACTCAGACACGGGTTTGATCTAGATGGTTGGAATAGGATCAAATGGGGTATGTCTAACTACAACGAGGTTTTGGCTTTAGGAGGCAATAGATCTGGGAAAACAACCGGGTGTGCCAAAATAGTAATGCAAGCTGTTACAGAAAGCACAAATGGGCATATAGTGTGCTTTAGCCAAAACGAGGACACATCCATCAAAGTACAGCAAGCAGCTGTGTGGGAGATGATGCCTAGAGAGTTTAAAAAGAAAACTAAGGGCATCGAGGGCTATATTAACTTTTCTATGCAAAATGGCTTTACAGCCAAATCGTTTATTTTTCCAGATACCAAGACTCGTGTTGATTTTAAAACATATACTCAGTTCAGCAATAACCAAAGTATACTCGAAGGTTTCGAGTTTGGCTTTCCAAGTCCGATTGGATTTAATGTTGGTGCTTGGTTGGATGAATACTTGGGCGACGCAACCTTGGTCGATACTCTTCGTTTTCGTCTTGCCACAAGAGATAGCTCGATGCTTATTGGATTTACTCCGATTGATGGTTATACGCCATTTATAGGCGATTATGCAAAAGGAGCAGAAACACTAGAAACTAGAAAGGCAGAACTTTTAAATGGCAGAAAGTTACCCGTAAAGCAGTATAGCCCCAATAGAGATGCTGCTATAATTTATTTGCATTCGGACGAAAACCCATTTGGTGGATATGATCGTATTAAAAAAGATCTTAGGGGCAGGTCAGATGAGCAAATACTTGTCCGTGCTTATGGATACCCTGTTAGAAGCATCACAGCCCTTTTGCCCAAGTTTAGTACAACTGTAAATGTATTAACTAAAGAACCCAACAAATATGGCGAAAAGTTGCCCGACATACGCAATCGGAATAGATACACAATATACCAAGTAGTTGACCCTGCTGGTGCTAGAAACTTCGTGGCTTTGTGGGCTGCAGTTAATGCTGAAGGTTATGTATACATTGTAAAAGAATGGCCTGACAGAGACACATACGGGGAGTGGGCTACATTTGGAGATCCTAAGTGGAAGTATGGGCCAGCGTCTAAAAAAATAGGTTATGATGTAAAAGGATATGTAGACCTATTTAAAGAGATTGAGCAAGATATGGGAATAGTAGCACACGAAAGAATAGGTGACTCTAGGTATTTTGCTAGGCAAAATGAAAACAATGTAGACCTATTTCAGTCGTTTGCCGACTATGGTATGGATTTTATACCTAGCTCTGGGCAAATGGAAAAAGACGGGATTGTAGCCCTAGACGAGTGGTTTGAATACAATGAAGATGCCTCAATAGATCTAGCGAATAGACCTAGATGTTATATTAGTAGTGAGTGCGGTAATCTAATTGATTCGCTGATAAACTATCAATCTAACGGAAAAGCAGACGAAGCCTTAAAAGACTTCTTTGATTTAATAAGATATTTAAGAATGGTCAACGGAGGTCTGGGGCCAGATCACTTTACAAACAACAGCCTTGAATCGAGCAGGGTAGGATCAGGAGGATACTAATGAGTAAAAGAAGATTAACAGAGATAGCAGAAGATTTTAACATATCATTTGATGAAGCTAAAGAAATTGCCTTTGAGCATTTGGAAGAGGATATGATCACCGGGAGGGGCAAGGGCTTGTGGATTAGTGAAGCAGGTCAACTTGTTATGGACTCAGTTGTTCACATACCCGTCATATACCGAGGTAGAGTAACTAGACTGTGTCCCAACCCATCATTTGTAATGGTTAACATTAAGGAAATATTTAAAAATGTCCCAGTCAGGATTCCGTATGGAACTCAAAAAAATATGCTTTTAAAATTTATCTACGTTCAAATGGATGCCGTAGGCGATGAAATTAAATACAAAATGGTTAAACCACCCAAAGGATGAGTAGAGGAGTTGAACGCCTTGCAGAGTTAGTTTCTCGCATCTTAGAGCTATTGCTATGTATGCTATAATGTTTTATATTGTCAATGGATAACGAAACATACCAAGAAGACCTGACATATGTAGGAAAAGAGCCAAGTGTGGGTACGCTTATCTCTGCATATGAGAGAACAACCTCTGAGCTAAGTGCATACTTTGATTTATGCAGAACAAGTTACGATGATCGTCGCAACTTCTGGCCCGGAAAAAGCCGTGACCTCCGTAAGCACGGAGCTGATGCCTTTCCTTGGGAGGGTGCATCTGATATGGAAAGTCACGTTATTGACGAGCGTATAACACGCTTAGTCTCTTTATTTATTTCATCGCTTGCTCGTGCAAACATCCGAGCTTTTCCCGTTGCGATAGATGACTTAGCAAAGGCTAAGGTCGTATCCAGCTTCCTTAAATGGATGGTTTCGTCTGGATATATCCCTCGTTTCCAAAGGGAGATGGAGTTAGGTGCTAACTATTTGTTAGAACGGGGGATATTAATTACCTATGTAGGATGGCAAAAAGAAGACAGAACATTCTTGCAGCGTCTTACTATTGACCAAATAGCTGAAATAGCTCCAGACTTAGCTGGTGCTTTGTCTCAGGGATTTGGAGAAGAAAGTACTATAGAGATTTTAAAATCTTTATTTCCTGGCGTTACTGATTCAAAAGCTAAAACGGCTATACAGCAACTGATGGAGGAAGGCGAGGCAGAGCTCCCCGTTGTGCGAAGAGAAGTAGATGCACCAGACATTAAGACTCT